CTAACAGAGCGACTAACGATACAGAAGAAGGACCTCAAGGTCGAACCGATTGACCTCACTGATCCTTTCGCCTGGGCTCAAGCCGCACTACTCCGAGAGATTGAACGGCAGTACAACCTTGGGCTACCTGTTCGCATCATTGTCCTAAAGGGGCGCCAACTTGGCATTAGCACGGTAACCGAAGGAACGTTGTTCAACTGGACATTCATACATCCAGGTACCCGTTCTCTCGTTATCGCCCACGAGTCAAAAGCAGCACAACACTTGTTCGACATGACGAAACTCATGTGGGAGGAATGGCCTTTCAATGCCCTATACACTGAGAAACACAATACCATCAAGTCCCTATCTTGGGTGGAGACTCGTTCTTCCATGTCAGTGGCAACTGCTAAGAATGCTGGTTCGGGGCGATCATTCACTTACCATGCGGTCCATTGCTCAGAATGCGCTTTTTGGGAGGACCCAGAACGGCTTATGGTTGGACTTAATCAGTCCATCCCGCACAAGCACGGTACCATTGTTATCCTTGAGTCGACGGCCAATGGAGTAGGTAACTGGTTCCACGAGGAATGGCAACGTGCGATGGATGGCGAGTCGCAGTTCGTCCCACTCTTCTTTCCCTGGTTCATGCACGAGGAATACTGTTTCCCCGATACGTCACTCAAGTATTGGGACCTAATGAAAGATGAACGCCAACTCTTCGACCAGGGTGTCTACCTTAACGGTCAGCGCTTTAAGCTAACGCTAGGCCAACTAGCGTGGCGTCGACACACAATAATGAACGACTGTCTCGGTGACGCCGAGATGTTCAAACAGGAATACCCATGCACCCCTAACGAGGCTTTCCTGTCCACGGGCCGTAACGTGTTTCCGCTCGAACGCCTTGACGAGCACACCGACATCCACCCCGGCACTCGTGGCATGCTCGTTAACGATAACGGTAAGATTCGGTTTGTTCGTGACGCCAGCGGGCCACTCACCATCTACAAGGCACCAGGACGTGACCCCCTTCTTTCTAAGTACGTCGTTGCGGGGGACCCAACAAAAACCACCTATGGGGATGCAGCTTGCATTCAAGTTCTAAACAGGTTCACCTTTGAGCAGGTAGCAGTATTCCACCAGCACCTTGACGCAGTACCGTTTGCTCACGAGATAATGAAGCTCGGATACTTTTATAACGAAGCTATCGTTAACACAGAGATTGAGGGTCCAGGTTATGCGACGATTGGGGTTATTCTCGACAACGGTTACCCTGATGTATGGATGCACAGGTGGGGTGATAAAGCACCGGGTAAGGTTTCACAATCTTATGGCTGGTCCACTAACTATCAGCGTAAGCATTGGGCAATCGAGAAAGTCAAGTTCCTTCTAGCCCAACGTGGCGGGCTCCGTATCCATGACGCTCTCACTCACGACCAGATGGAGAACTTCGTCTACCAGGAGAACGGTGAGATGGGACCGGCCAGCGACAGACTCAACGATGACGCAGTTATGGCATTGGCTATTGCGGTAGTCACGACGCTAACCGAGGCCCAGCTTCCACATGAAGAGGCCCCCGAAGCAGAGATACATGACCTGTTCGGAGTACCACCTTGGGAAGCTGCTTGACAACACGGTAGCGGCATGAAACACTAGCTCGTGTACCCCCGCACGCTAAACATTGGTGCCCTCTACCGGAGTACCGGTTACCGGAGCGCCGGTGCCTGAGTACCAGTACAAGTGCCACAACTGCCGGGTAACGTTCACCACGCTATCCCGCACGGACATTCCAGACTGTCCTGTCTGCTCACAACCAGCGACACGAGAGTTTGTTTTCCAGCATCGTCCCTCAATGCCGGAACACTTCTCGCACGCTATTGGGCGCCCTGTTCTTAACGAGCGTGACCTACGGGATGCTCTTAAGCGACAGTCCGATGAGCAGTCGGAGCGTCTTGGCATCGAACACAACCTTGATTTCCTGACCCGTGCCGAGATGGCCGATCCTTCCGTACACGGTGTTACTGGCGAGGGGTTGGAAGAGTCCCGCCGTGAATGGCACGATATGGGGCTCCAACATGGTAGTGAGATAGTCCTACCATGAGCATGATTGACATACCACTGGAAGAGGCACCTGCCCCGCCCGATCCCTGGTATGAAGAGTATCAGCTAACCCAGAAGCTCGCCCAGCTTTACCAGTTGGCAATGACCGAGAAGAAAAAGTACCAGGCGAACTGGCGCCGAAACTACCTTCTCACCACCAACAAACAATACTCTCTCGACACACAATCTCCGTGGACGCCTAACGTTACTGACTCGGAGATATGGCCCATCCTATCCGCAAGAATAGCGTGGATGACGGACCAGGAAGTAAAGCCAGAGGTTGCACCTGCTGCATTGCCTGGCGACCCATACGCACAGCACATGCGTACTCTCTCCGAACACATGGAGCAGATATTTCAGTCTCAGTTCGTTAATCAGGGCTGGGATAAGGAAATCATACTAATGCTGTGGGATGCCGCACAGTATGGTGCAGGGATCGCTAAGTCTGTTTGGGATAGTGGGCTCGAAGAAGGTATGGGTAACATTTCCTTCAAGAGGGTAGACGTGTGGAACTTCTACCCAGACCCCAACGCCAGGGACATAGATACCTGCACGTATATGTTCGAGGTCGAGAAGATGACTTTCGACCAAATCCAACGGAGATTTCCAAGTGCAGATGTCGAATCAGTTAAAGCAGCCTACCTCTACGGAGACAGAGGTAATACGGTTGAGCGACCTAGCCAATCCTCTTCGAGCCAATACCCAATGGCAATGCCTGGTAATCTCCCCGGCAGCACATCGACTGTTTGGGGCCTCCCTGGACAATCTGACCGTAACACGGAGCAGATACTAGCCGATGGTGTGGATGTCTACACCTGCTGGGTACTAGAGAACTGGGAAGAATACCGTGAGACTACCGACCCATTGGACGGTGACGAAGAACGAGTCGTCTACGACGAATGGCGTTGTGTCGTCTACACAGGTAATGTTGTTCTGTTCGATGAACTGGCAACTGACCTATACCAGAACAATCGGCATCCCTACGTTAGGTACGTGGACGAAGAGATGGGCGAGTTTTGGACAACCCCCATCGTTTCACACCTTGCACCATGTCAGGTTGCAATCAATCGACTCCTGGCATCTCTCCAAGGCAACGTCGAGCTTGTAGGTAACCCCATCTTCATGGACGTTAAAGGTTCGGGCCTAGATCGCACCCAGATCGTTAACCGACCAGGGCTCCGCCTGTCGATGGATCAGAAGATGGCTAATGCCCAGGGCGCAAAGCCCATGTGGCTTGATCCGCCAAAGATGCAATCCGACATCACTAATCTAATCCAGTTCTGGATTGGCCGAATGGAGAATATCAGTGGCCTCTCGGGACCGCAGAAAGGCCAAACGCCGAAGGATCGACAAGCAGCGCAAACTCAGCAACAAGCACAAGAGGCGGGTTTCGTCCGAATCCGCTCTAGCGTGCGCAACCTTGAACGAACTCTCTCTGAAGCATATAGGTTGCTTGCCCAACTGGTTATCCAGAACTATGATGTGCCCCGTGAGCTTGCGATCGTTGGACCCACAGGTGAGAACTCTGCCCTACTACTCGCCAGTAAGCATTTCTACTCGCCGTCCATCCACGGCAAAGTAGCTCCAATGAAGTTCGCACTACTGGTAATGGCTGGTGCGGACAACCCGACATCTCGCCAATCCCGGATTGCGGAAGCGGATGCGCTCTTCACACTAAAGGCCATCGACCGGCCAGCAGTGCTCGAACAACACGCCTTCCCACACTGGCAGCAGATCGACCAGCGTATGACGCAACAGGAACTAGCGTTAGCTCAGGCACAAGCAGCAGGGGCAGCGGCAGGCAAAGGTGGTGGTGGGCAACCCCACGGCCCAGGGACCGGACACGCACATTGACGGTCGGTAATCCTGGTATCCCACGAAAGCTACCAATGGTTGCCCCGTCCGAATCATGGATGGAACAAGGTGCGTGCAAGGGTAATAAACACGTCGACTTCTTTCCTACCAATGGTCATTTCCTGCTAACACGACCAGCCAAGGAAATATGCAACGCCTGTCCGGTCATGCTCGACTGCCTGGCCTACGCACTCGAACACCGCATTGACCACGGCGTTTGGGGCGGAACGGACGAGGCAGAGCGCCGCCGAATCCGCAAGGCGAGAAATCGTCCCCTGAGGCTTGCATAGAGCCCTGACGGCCTGGCAGGGTGCCTGACATGGCCGAATACACGGGACCCGCCACAGACAACGAGGCATGCGTCATCGCCAACATGGATGGGCGAAAGACCCCCGACACGTTCGCCACTGGCACCGATCCAATGGATTCCAAGCACGGTACTTCGCTCAAGATGGGTAACGGACACCCCAAGCGAATCCACAACGACATTCACCAACGCTACGGCCAGGACGCAGAAGAGGGGTATTCCTGCTAATGCCATTCTCTTCGCTCATCTACAAAACAGGCAAGAGCGGTAACCGCAGAGGTAAGCGGGGCTCCACTCGCAAATCAGCACGGAGGAAATAACGTGGCTGGAACAAAGGGTCGCACCGGATTCAACCGGCTCACCGCAGGCCGCACGAAGGGGAACGGCATGGGTGGACACAAGCGAGGCAAGCAGCACCGCATGCGGACACGGAACAAGACAGGTCGCTAGTTGCCATTCAAGTCCGAGAGCCAACGCCGCTATCTCTGGTCCCAACACCCAGACATTGCAGAGGCATGGGCTCACGGTAGATCGTCGGTCACCGGCAAGAAAGAACCTCTTAGTCGACAAGGCAAACGGAAAGGGGGTGGGAGCATGGCAAGGAAGAAGGGTCGCCACGGCGGTCGCCACAAGCGCAAGTAGGCGCTAGGACTCCCACCTTCTCGGGGTTAAGTCCAATCCCATCACTTCCCTTTTCCCTGGATTGGGAAGTGGTGGAATGGGGTTTAACAGTAACGACACGAAAGGTGCATTACCATGAGCAACAAGGTTCTGAGCATCGTTTTCCAGACGGCGGAACAGAAGCTCGATACCGTTATCGCCGCCGCAGTGAACGAGCTTCACAACCTCGGCCACACGGTAAGTGAAGTGCGTGTCACTTCCGACTCGGGCGAGGCCAAGGTTGCCCTGAACACGGTAGAGGGACTTCTGCCTGCACCTGTCAAGGCCGACGTGGAAAAGGCCGAGACTGTCGTGAGTGAAGTCGCTGACACGGTGGAGAACAAGAACCCGGACGGTTCGAGCCCGGTGTCCCCTGTCACCGTGCCCCCGGCTCCCACGACTGAGCCCGCCCCCGCCGACATTCCGGTGGACACTCCGCAGACCCTCGAAGAGCGCCGGGCCGCTGCACTCAAGGCGTTGGATGACATCGACGCTGAGGAAGAGGCAGAGCTTGCCTCCGACGACCCGGAAAAGGGTGGTAGCTCCACCGTGGACCCTACCGCCCCAGCGGCCACCGGCACGCCGGTCACGTCCTAAGCCGACTGCTTCACCGACCCGAAAGGACATAACGCAATGCCAGATCAGCGCACAGCCTCGAACTACTCGGGGAAGAGCGGCAAGACGAACGTGCAGATGCAGGGCCAGACCAATAGCGGTTCCTACGGTTCCGACTCCGGCCTGACCCGGCGCACCATGTCGCCGCCACGGGACGAGAAGCCCTAGTCCAATGGCGGGTACGAGCAAAGACAGCGGGCCTGCATCCTGGTCTGACGCCCTCTCTGAGGCTAGTCAGGCCATTGCTTCGGGCCTTGCTGCACCGGATGCCGACGTGAAGTTCGGCCTCGCAATGATCGGTGCGCTCAGTACCCACCAGCAGAAGAAGGGCCAACAGCCACAAGCGGGTGGTGCTGGGGCAGGTGCCCCCGGTGGGCCGGGTGGTGGGGGAGGACCGGCTGGTCCCGCCTCCCCCCCTCCCGGTGTTTCTCCCGCAGGACAAGCACCAGCGGGCGGGGGCCAGCCCAATCAAGCCCAAAAGTCGCAAGCAGCACCCGGAGGACCAATCCCAGGTGGCATGAGTCAGGGCCTCGGAGTTTCCGGTGACGCACAAAACGCCGACGAACTACGTCGGGTCCTAGCGGACGTAGCAGGTAACTAACATGCCCCCTGAGAACGATCAGCAAATCCTCGGTGGTGAGGACATTGGTGACGCTGAGCTACAGCAGTGGCTCACTAGCGTTGGTGATGGTGCCGACATCACGCTACCTGGCCTAGACATCGGCGTTCCTCACGGTAGCACGCTATTGGGTGCTACTCGCCAGGTAGCGGACCAGGACCCTAACGGTAACGGGGAGGACCCCGATGACACAGACCCCGACCTTGACCCCGACCTCGACCCTGATGGCGACGACCCACCGGAGACTCCACCGGCACAACCAACGGGCGACACGACTCCTGACACGTTCGCCATTGGCGACGGACGGACAATCACTCGGGCAGATGCCGAACGGCTCTACAACTTCGACCAGTACCTTAAAGCCAACGCCGACGTTGCGCAGCGTGTCAACGCAGCCATCACCGGTCAACCACCCACGGCCACGCCCCCTGGACAACCCCCTGTTCCCCCGCCCGCCCCACCGGCCAGTGCGGTAAAAGAGTGGGAAGAGCCCACCCCTCCTGACTTCCTCGACCTTGAGGACCCTGCACAGAAGTTCTCGTGGGATACTCACGTTGCAACACAAAAGGCCCTTTTCGAGAGGGACCAACGTGACCAACGCCTCTTCGCCCAGCAGGCACAGGATCGCCAGCAGAGTAACGTGCGCCAGGCTCAGGCCGACATGGCGACGGCTCTGCAACAGTTCATAGCTGCCCACCCCAACCTGAACGAGGACGACATCAAGGCTATTCGCCAAGCTGCCGGTCCTTTCATCGGTGGGATGATGCAGCAACTCTCTCCCGTGGAGGCTCTAGTCCGGTCGATGGAAGTCGGCGGCATGATGGACGAGAACCTTCGTACCAAGTTGACGGACCCAACCGTTAGGACCAAATCAGAACGGCAACAGTCTCGTCATCGCAAGGCCCGATTGGGAGAGATTGGTTCCTCGGGTCGTTCTGCCCCTAAGACCGAAAGCCGACCGGCTTTCGTTTCCGACAAGGATTTCCTCAATGGACTTGCTGAGGGATTCCGTGAAGCCATGCAACAATAACAAGGAGCAGAATAAATGTCAGTCACCCCGATTGGGACGAATACAGTTACCGCCCTGTCACGGCGACTCATTCTCCCACGGATCGTGGACAACGTTTACAACTCGAACGTTCTCTTCTACCGTTGGTATCACGCCAACAAGTTCACCCAGCAGGGTGGAACCCAGATCGAGCAGCCGCTCATGTATAGGCGTATGGCGGCGGGTGGCTCGTACCAGGGGTACCAACTGCTGAACGTGACGCCTTCTGACACCATTCAGAACGCAGCGTTCCCGTGGGCGCAGTATTACACCCCCGTGACCGTTGACGGTCTGACCCTTCTTCGGGCCGACTCTCCGCTTGCCATTGCTGACTTTGTGGCAACGCAGTTCAAGCAGGCGGAAATGGACATGGCCGACAACCTCGGTGCAGGTCTGTGGTCGGACGGTACCAGTTCCACCGACCTCATCGGCTGCCGGGTCGCAGTCGACAACGGCACCATCGCATCGTCCTACGGTGCCATCGCCCACTCGGGCAACACATGGTGGAACGCTCAGATCGACTCGTCCACCACGACCATGACCCTCGCCGCACTGCAAAACCTGTTCGGGTCTTGCACGCAGGGTGGTCGGGCACCCACCATCGGCTTCGCCACCCAGGCGAACTATAACCGGTATTGGGCGCTCAACCTGTCGCCGCAGCAGTTCCCGGTTCAGCCTGGCGGCAAGGACATGCAGCTTGCTCAGGCCGGTTTCGAGAACCTGTTGTTCAACGGCATGCCGATCCTGGTTGACTCTCACATCCCCACCACGGGCTCTGAGGGTAACTTGTTCTTCCTGAACGAGGACTTCATTCAGATCGTCACCGCCACTCGGGCCGACTTCCACTTGCAGGACTTCCAGACCCCCGTGAACCAGGATGCCATGTCGGCACTGCTCCTGTGGGCCGGTCAGTTGGTGTTCGGCAACATTCAGCGTCAGGGCAAGTTCACCGCCCTCTCGGCCTAACCCGTCCTTATCCGGCACTACGAAAGGAAACCCATGCCGGTAGACCAGCTAGTCAATCCCCTTACGGAAGAGAACGAGGGTGCAAGTTACGGGAGGGTTGTCGAGTATTTCCAGTACGACCCTGCCGGTTCGGGCAACCTGCAAAACGGCCAGGCAGTCAAGTTCGAGGACTTGACAGCGCCATCGACCGGTCCCCTGCTCATCACTTCCACGTCGACCTCCCCGGACAACCGGTTCGTCGGCATAGTTGTGGACGCACCCACGGGTGGCTATACACCCGGTAGCTCGGTGGCCGTCTGTGTGCTGGGGCCATGTCTCGCCCTGTTTGATGCCAACAACACGGTAGTTAACGAGTTCGGCATCCAGGGTTCGACCACAGCGGGCACCCTGACCATCTCGTCCACTGCCACGCTGGGCCGCAAGTTCATTGTGGTCTGCGAGGCAGTCACCATCGCTTCGGGGTCTGCCCTCGTTCCTGTCATCATTCAGAACTAGACGTGAGGATCACCTTCATCCACATTGTTGGACTGGCAATCCTTATGGTCGCCGTGGTTGTCACACTCGCCATTCTTGGCGTCGTTTAAAGAGAGGGACCACTAATGCCCGATACCGTGCTTCTGCCCCGCCAGTCAGGCACCGTGCTTGACACTGGACAGCACTATTTCGTTCAGAACAACACCAATAAGCGACTCACGCTACCGGATGGTCGAACAGACCTTCTCCGGTGGGCTCGTGTCGCTTACCGGTGTGAAGCTGGCGAGAAGGTCATTGTTCCATGGCCTGTCATTGCCCTGTATTTCGGGGACCCCCGTTCGCAGCCTGACAAGATCGTCACGGCAGAGGACTCGCAAGGTGTCCACCAGGTACCCATGCGGATGGCAGAGCTACAGCGTCTTAGCGTGTTCTGGGGCGTGTACGAACAGGGCATCGACATCATCGCAGACATGGTGCCCGATGTCTCTATCACCACGCTAACCGGTACTGAAATCATCCCACCGGTATTCGACCCGTATGGCGAGCACATCTACGGGTACCAGAAGTCCATGCAGAAGTCGTCGGACATTGCGACCCTCATGTCGCAGATGCAGGAAGAGTTGGACGAGCTTCGGAGCAAGTACGACTCAATCCAAATCCACGGCGACAACGACGGAGAAATCCCGGTGGACACGCCAGGGTTGTAACTGGAACAAAGATTCACTGTGCAATAGCGCACGAAACAACCGGCCCCGATCCAATGGTCGGGGCCGGTTTTTATTGGAGAGAAGTGCGGAACGTTAACTCATACGACAAGCTCACGTTAGACCAGCTTCGAGAAGAGCTTGTCGTCGTTACTTCTGCACTGGCAGCGTCACACGAGGACTTGGGTGGGCGACTTTCCCACTACCACCGTGACTATCTGGTCGCCTACGCCCATTCAGCGTCATCGTCCGTGGCAGGAAAGAACCGTGAAGCACAGTACCAGTACCTAGAGGACGGTGCTCAGATCATTCAAGAGCGGGCTAAGATTAACTCTCTAGTCCTGTGCCGTGACCTCCTGATCTTCATGGTAACATCTCGGCTACCGGGTAACGTGCCATTCCCAACCATCTCGCAAGAGGACGCTGACGGATTGGCTGTCGTCTAATGGTGCAGCACGATACCCCCATTGGCGGTAAGAAGGACCCCGGACAATGGCTACACATTGACGACTTCTCGCCCGGATGCTTCGATCCCTCGAACGCTAGTAACCAATCACCGGTAACCAACCAACCACTCGGTGCAGCAGACATTACCGGTACCTTCGCCTGCTCTGTTATCAAGGGCGGATCGCTCGGACCCCTGCCATCAATCCAAGACGGTCTACCGTTCTCGGACTACGGTGGGCTCCAAGGTGCATCGACCGACGCATTCCTTGTCGGGTTCATCATCACCCCCCAACTGAACGATGGCAACTACGAGATAATCACCATCTTTGAGATGGACGACGGCACCACACATTATGTTGTGGCAGCGAGCTACGAGCCCGGCGAAACCGTTAACCTGATAAGTGGTCCCACCAATAACAGTGACTCGGTACCGGGGATATTCGGGGCTCCGTACCCAGCATTCACTCGTGCCAATGCGGACGGTAGCGCAGGACCCCCGCCACCAGGACCATTACTCGTATTCCCAATGGCAATAGCCACCGACTCGTCTGGCACTGGTGGTCACCTGTGGATTTACCCAGAGCTTGACGATCCGACTGCCTACACGGCACAAGACCTCATTGTTTCCGACAGCAGCATCACCGGGCAGCTAATCACATACGGTGATCGGATCATCTGCATTGTCGGAGTTGACTACGACTGGCCTTCCGGTGGTGGCATTAACACTAACGAGAACTTCAACTACACCGATCCACCCGAATCCACCGAATACGGTAATCAGCAAACCATATTCTCGCCGGAAGAGCCCTGGGGATATGGTGCATGGGGTAGCCAATCAGTAGGTGAGCTTCTACTGATTAAGAAGTACGGTGGCGCTGTTCTCCTTAATGGTGACATTAACGTGCCATCTTCTGTTATCCCATTGCCAGGCGTCGAATCAGTCGGTGACTTTGTTGGGCGTGTGGCAGCTACACCTATCGGATTGATTTACTGTGCGCAGAATCGTGGTGCATGGCTCTGGAACGGTGGTAACACCGCACAGAAGATTAGCCAGAACATTAGCGACGATTTCTTCGACCTCCAAACGGACGAAATCGAATCCAACAACTACGGGTTCTTCGTAGAGCATTGGCAGAAATGGATAATGTTCTCGGGTAACGTCTGGTTGGACACCGATACTAACTCGTGGTGGAACTTCTACCCCAAGGACGGAACGACCATTGGCACGCTAGTTGGTCGTGATATGTTCTGGTACTGCCTTACCAGAAACGGTAGTCAGCTATTGGCAGCACCACTGCGGCTTAACTCCAATACCGATAAGGTCTGGTCGCTCATCGACAATACGGTGCCCAGCTACACGTACCAATGGCAATCGCTCCCCATTCACGTTACCGATAATGCAGACCGTGTGGTCGACATCCGGCAGATTATCGTGCGTTGCTCGGACCCCAGTAATACTGGTCTAGCCACGATAACGGTATCCACGCCCAACGGTTCGTGGTCGAGTGCTAGTGTGGCAGCCGACAACCCCATCGGGCTCAACCCGACCATCCTACGGTTTAACGTTGGACTCGGGGCTCAGGGCCTACAGGATGTTGTCATTCAGGTGCTTGCCGAGAACGACGGTGCTGGTGCGCCCATCATTGAGTCCATTGACGTGGAGTACAAGGTCCGTGCGCCAGAGGCGGTAGCGAACTAATGGCGCTCCCATCTAAGAAACTACTCATCCCACGTAAGGGTCACAAGAAACCATCTGAGCCCGTTACCAGTGGCGATAATGACACGAACATGCGGACCATTGAACAGTATGTCAATGGCCTATCTACTGGTGGTGGCATAGTTGAAATCACTTCCACCGATGGCAGTGTTACTATCACTGACCCAACCGGACCAATAGTTGACCTCTCAGTCTCAGGTACTACGGGTGGGTATGACTCGCTAACTGGTCCCGGTGAAACGAGCCCTACCGGTACGCTCACCCAAGGTGGTGAACTGATTGTCTCGGGCACGCTATTAGCCGATGGTATCTTTGAAGCGCTTGGTCCATCGGTTAATATCGACGTAACGGGTGCGGTTGACATAACCGGCAGTCCAATCGTGATTAACGGATCGACCACTCACTCTGGCGACCCTATTAAAATCCAAGGCAATAGCGTTACTTACATCGACATCGAGCCCGGCACGGGGCTGATACTCCAAGCGCCAACGGGTGAGACTGTAGCAATCACCGGCCCCGCCGGTACCTCGATGGAATCAGGCAGCGGTGCCTCAAAGGTCGTAGGCAACGACGCAGCAGGGGCGTGGCTCGAATCGGGTGACGCCATCTTCGCAGCAGGGCCACCGGGAGTTGGTGACGTGGGGGCATGCGTGATGATTGCGCCGATGGACTCAATACACGACGAGTATGTCCAGTTCGCAACGGGACCTAACGCAGGCGACCTCGGTACTCCTATTAGCGGTGTACCGTCGTTCGCCTTCACTGGCGACGGGCACATCTACTTCTATTCAAGTGGCACATGGAACCTTCTAGTATGAGAGGCACTAATGGCAGTTGACCTAACCACCATGCTCGCAGACGTTCGTTCCCTTCTGGACGAGCCCAACCCTCAGTTCTGGTCGAACACGGAACTAACCAACTGGATTAACGAGGCATGCTCCGCTATTGCCCGTAAGGTCGAGTGGAAACGGGCAACAGCAAGTATCGCCGTTACTGCCGAAACCCAGACGTACACTGCCCCAACTGACATGATCCGCATTTATCGGATAACGTTTTCGCCAACCGACTCCGACAACACATACACGCTAGAGTGGCGTGGTATGATGGAGATGGATCAGATTTGGGGCATTAACCAGGAGTGGCCCGCTAACTACCCGCTCTACTACACCACATGGCTCGTTCCGCCTAATCTTAACATCATCTGCTACCCGGTACCTTCTCAAGACGGCGACATGGAAGTGTACTACTACCAACAGATCACACCGGTAGCTGAGGGTAGCGATCCTGTGGACTGCCTCGAAGGGTACGAGGACATCGTTGTGGACTACACGCTATACCGTGCGCTCCGCAAGGATGCAGACCCTCGCTGGAACGAGTTTAAGACGACTTACGAGGACAAGCTGAACGACCTCTACGAGAACAGCCGCACGTTCCAGGACCAGGCTGGCACGTTCTCGACTGGACAGGCTGCATTGCCCGAATGGCTGGTGTCCGATGGACTCTATTAGCCAGGAGGCAAGCCCCCCGGCACCCCCCACAATAAGGAACAAGGTACATGGCTAACACAGGAGCGGCGAATACCAACGCAGCTAATGAGCAGGCGCTACTCAACCAACTACAGGGTGAGGCAGCGCCTACCACGGCAGCGGGGCAACTCCAATACAACCTTGGACAGAATGAGCTAGGGCTGGTTAACGCCAACGTTAGCCAGCAGCAGGCGTACAACAACGCCATGACCGGCTACGATGCCCAGAACCTTGGCCTGACTGAACAGGGCACTGCTATCAGTGGCCTGGGCTTGCAGGAACAAGGTGCGCAGAACACCCAGCAACAGGGCCTAGAGCAGCAGGAGTACGGTCTACAGTCGGGCCAGTACCCAGAGCAACAAGCCGAAGCAGCACTAGCCTACCAGAACACAATGATGCAGACGGCTGGCGGGCAAGCTATCTCGGGCACCGCTAACACGGTAGGTGGCCGTCAAACCGTGGCAACCAACGCCGCCAACTACGGATTTCAGACTGAGGACATTGCCCGTAGCCAGGCGCTCGCTGGGCTGGGGCAACAGAGCGAAGAGTCTGGCTACCAATACTCGGGCGAAGAGCTACAGAACGCTCAAGCTAATCTTGCCCTGTCGGCACAAGCTAACGGGTTGTCAGAGCAGCAAATGCTTACCATGCTGAACTATGGCAACACGCAAGCTGGTGAATCCGGCGCACAAGACATCATTCAACTGTTGTCGCAACAGGGGTCGACAGCATCCGGCAACCTATCCTCGGTGGGATCAGCATTGTCACCCATTGGTTTCGCCGCAGGAGTTAACGCACAGGCAGGTATCCCGTAATGGCAACCAAAACCACTAGCCCCGTGTCGCCAACGTCCAATGCGGACATGCAGACGGATAGCACGGCGCAACAGAACCTATTGCAGGGCAAGCAACAGGTTCAGCCTGCCACGACGCAGCAGGATATTAACAGTATCCTCACGCCCTACGTTAATGAGATGATGCAACTCGGGCCTGAATACTCCGAAGAGATGGAGTTTTTAAAGCCCTACCTCGAAGGTACCGGTAGCGAGGCCCCAGAGACATTTCAACAGGTCGAGCAGAACAGTGCAGCGCAGGAGTCGCCAACTGGTAACACTGCCGTAAACGAGGCCGACCAGTCCGCTG